CTTTTCGTTGCCCATCAGCATCAATTCTGGATGGTCTTGTGCCTTCACCGGCACCCAACCTTCACGCATTTTGCGAGACACGTTGGTTACTTCCGCTTGTCCCAGAATGTGAGTCGCTACCCAGCGATACACATAGCCCGGTTCAGGCGTTGGATCAGGCAAGTTTGTCGGCGGTACGTATACTGCACGAACAGATTTTTCGCGTGACTTCATGTCACGATTTGAGCGGTCAATTGTTTCAGCCATTTCAGTTCTCCAGTTTTGCTACTTGAGCAGCATATTGCTGCGGGGTTAAACCAAATTTTTTCGCTAACGCTACTTGCGTTTGAGTTAGCTTAATTTTTCCTGCACTCGTAGAACGAGATACAGAGGCCACCACTGTCGTAGGCTTCTTTTGAACCTCACCAGACCTTGGCTTGTCATTCGTCTGCCCAAATAAATCAGGAAACGTTGACTTCATGCGAGCGTCAATTTGCTCGAAGTATTCAGCAGAGCGGGGATCCACTCCGTTTGTGACTAGTTTTTGATGCAGCCCTAGTGCGTAGCTGGTGTATTCCTCAAACCCTTGCTGTCCGAACCACTGGTTTTTTGCCTGCCAGCGCAGAGTCTTTTCGTCGGGCTCAGCCTTTGCAGGCTGGGTTTGTTGAGTTTGTACATCAAAATTTTCTTCCTGTAAAGGGGTAGGACGATAATTTTTTGTTTGTTCAACTTTTATTTTTGCATCCATCACAGCTTCTTGAGCTTCAATGATGGCGTCAGTATCAAAAGACTCTTGGGCTTCCTTGAGTTTACGACGTGCCATGGCGAGTTCTGACTCGGCCTTAGACTTCGCGCCCTCAATGATGGCTTCTTGTCCTGTGTAGACGTTTTGCTTGAGGCGTTTGTTTTCCTCAATCAACTGCTGTGCTAGGCGCTCAAGCTCTTGCTTCTCGCGCATGGTGGCTTCTTTGACACGGCGCTCGTCATGACGGGCATGTGTCAACTCTTTGATTCGACCTTTAACTTTGTCTGAGTAAGACTCGATCTCTTCGTCAGTTGGATCAAGAACTTCGCGGTCTAGGGGCTTGCGGCCTCTGTCACGCTCGGGCGTGTCGTCCTCAATTTCAATCTCTACGTCATCGCCTTCAATCTCAAACTCAACATCGGCTTTCTTGTCTTCTATTTCGTCGGGAAACTTGTACGGTTCCATATTTTTCCTTTCAAGCGCGGGTCAGGCCGCGAGGGTCTAGCACAACAGCATCAACTTGGTCGTCGTTGATGAGACGGAACTCCTTGCCAAAGATTTTGAATCTTGTGCCGGAGTAAGTACGTACTAACACAAAGTCGCCCTCTTTACACCATGCTCCGTTGGGAAACTTGGCGGTGTCTTTGTACGCATCGGGGCCTACGCGCAATACAAACAGCACCGTGGTGGCGTGTTCTTCTTGACGCATAGTGGCGGTATCTCTCACGAGATCCAGTGATGTTCCTGCAATCTTTTGTTCGACTTCAGGCACAACGCAGAGCAACTTCCAACCTGTTGGGACGGGCAGTGCACCTGCTTTTGTATCGTTATCATCATCTTCGTCAGGCTGTTCGACTGGCTGGATGTGTGGCGGCAACGAAATACCGGGGGGCAGAATCAATCCTGATTCACTCATGTGATTCTTCAACTTTCTGCTGCAGGTCAAGTAGATAACGCTCTGCAAGGGCTAGACCCGAAATAATCCCGCAGAGTTTTTGGTATTCTTCAAATGATCGACATGCACCACCGGCGATGTCGTCGGCGTAGTTGTTCATGTCTGTGCGTATTTTGTCGCGCAATACGCGTGCGAATTCTTGAATCATTTTCTAGAACCTTGGTTCCTGCTATTTTGAAGCGCAGCAGTTCGCGCTTGCAATTCCATTTGGGCTTTGCTCTTTGCAATGTCAGTGCCCATTTGGACACCGGCACGTTCTTGGTCAAACTGGGTTTTAGCTTGGGACTCTTTAATTTGTGCACCCACTTTGAGGGCGTCGAGTTCTAAGCGACCACTGACTTCTTGTTCTTTCAACTGCTGGGCATCCGCTTTGGCTGCGGCGTCCATCATGATCTTCTGTTTCTTTAATTCCAATTCTTGTTGCTTTAGTTGCAACTCTTGCATCTGCATCTGCACAATCGGATCTTGCGCTTGCTGCTGGGCTTGTTGCTGCGCGGCTACCATGAGCCAGCGCGTAATCCAGTACCAAGCTGTGATTCAGATGGCGCAGATGGCTCCGGACATTTACAACTTGCCAGAACTTCACCGTGGTATGTTAAACGTCTTGGGCATCAAGAACGCAGAAAAGCTTGTGCCAATTGAGGACGATCAGAAGCCGACAGATCCTGTGCAAGAGAATCAGAACGCGCTCAAGGGCACGCCACTCAAAGCGTTCCTGCATCAAGACCACGCTTCACACATTCAAGTGCACATGATGCTGTTGCAAGATCCCCAGATCCAGCAGTTCATTGGACAGAACCCACAGGCCCCCAAGATCATGGGTGCAATTACTGCACACATTGCAGAGCACGTTGGCTATCAGATGCGTCAGAAGATCGAGCAGCAGTTGGGTATGCCTCTGCCTCCCGAAGACGAGAAGTTGCCACCGCAGATTGAGATTGCCTTGATGCGTGAATACGATGCGCTGCCAACGTGGGATAACGATATGCGTTTCCGCGTGTACAAAAACAAGCCGTATCAGTTCACTGAATATCGGAAGGAACGCTACCGCGAATTGATAGAAACACAAAGCGAGTATTGATATGAAAGTAGAATTTGTTTTTCTTAATGATCCAATATCCGGATATGATAAAATTTGGCAAGAACAAATGGATAGGGTCAATTTGAGTTTGCGCGAAACGGTACATGGTAAAATAATAAATTTACCCTGTATTCCTACAAAAGAAATGGAAATTGATTTATCCACTTTTGAAGAAGTATACAATTTTACTGAAGAAGAAATGGAATGGGTAGATGATTGTCCCCTTTTTGCAATTAGTCACATAAGAATTCATCCAACGCATTTGGAAGTTTGGATAGATAATATGAATAATTTTTAATGAAACAATACGATAAAGCAAAAGAAACCGAACTGCTACGCAAACTATTTGTGCTAACAGCCAGACGAAGCATGCGTCCAGCTATGACCGATAATCTAACAATGCGTCTTATCTTTGAAGAACTTTACATGCTAACTGATAAAGACGAATACAAGCTATGACTATCGGTGAACTGTGGGATGCATTAGCACACTACCCGGATGAAACGGAAGTATACATCGGGTACATACAAGGGCACAGCATCCAGCAAATGAACTTTGATGTTGTTGAGACAACAGAGTTTGGTGGCAAGAAAACAGTTTCACTCATGTACGAAGACATCAATATCATAAATAATTAAATACAATGAGCAACTATCAAATGCAAGAAGGGCAGTTTACCCTTTTCAAAAACAACAAGACAACCAACAATGCACCTGAATACACAGGTGAGATCATGGTGAATGGTAAGAAGATGCGCTTAGCTGCATGGGTTAAAGAAGGCAAGAGTGGCAAATTCTTTAGTGGTAAGATGAGCGAGCCATTACCGCCACGCCAACAAGAAGACGATTCACAAGGCACAGGTGATTTGCCGTTCTAGTTTATAACATGTTTGCAATATGGTTTTATGTATGGTTGCACAACCAATATATAAAGCTATATTGCAGCATGATTACATTACACTCTCTCAACATTGGTATTGATGATTTGCCAAATGAATTTTGGAAGTATGTTCCAAATACTAAAAGCCGTTATTTGATTAGCAACCAAGGTCGATTACTTACTTTAAAATTTAAGGGTAGTAATAAGCCGAGCCTAATGAAACCAGCAACAAACAAAAAAGGATATCTGCACACATTGATTGTTTGTGAAGGAAAATTAAAGCCGGTTACATTGCATCGTTTAGTTGCGCAGACTTGGATTGATAATCCTTTAAGCAAACCACAAGTAAATCACATCAACTTTATTCGCACCGATAATCGAATTGAAAATTTAGAATGGTGTACGGCTAAAGAAAATACTTTGCATAGCTATAACAGCGGCAGAATCAATATGCCTAAAGGTGCGCCACCAATGCGAGGAAGTAAAAATGGTGGTGCTAAATTGACTGAAGAACAAGTGCGAGAAATACGCATGAAGTTTCAACCCCGTAAGTATACACGCGAAATGTTGGCAAAGGAATACAATGTAAAAGCAAGCACTATCAAAGATGTGATATTGCGTAGATGGAAACACGTACAATGAGTTACAATCCCACATTCAATACTAAGCAACAAACCGCACTTAGGCACTTGTCTACATCCAGCAAGGTGGAGCAGGTGCTATATGGCGGTGGTGTATACGGTGGCAAAACATGGCTAGGATGTTATTGGCAAATCATGCGAAGGGTGAAGCATCCGAATACACGTGGTCTTATTGGTCGTGCTGAATTAAAAAAATTGCAGCTATCTACAATGCTACGATTTTGGGAGTTGTGTAGTCAAATGGGTTTGAAAGCAGGTGAACACTACACGTATAAC